TCCAATACTTAAATGGTAAACACGCCATAGCACAGGCAGGAAGATGCAACTCCTTTGGATTGGTACCTACTTCTGCCCAAATAGCTGGATCGATGCGAGCATTCCATAAGATTGTTTCTGGAGCTGTCCCTATGTTCCAACTGAAAGTTGTGAGATATGATTCGCGGCTAGCAATATCACGGATATTCAGAGGATCCAATCCTCCTGACAATCCAGCGATTCGCGCGTCAATTGACAACTCTTGTTTCTCATCAACTGTCAGTTTGAAACAATTATCTGGAACATTCGTGAGAGCTAACTGCCCGAACGGACGTGGGACAAATGGATCAGGTGCCTTGGTAATAGGCGGTTGCGAATACCCAAACATCTTTGCTATATTTCCAACTGTAGATGCAGCCATCTCAGTTGCCAAAGCAAAGGGTGCTATCATTGGAGCGTCTTTCAAAGCTCCTGCGCATTTTGCAATTACGCTAGCAGGTTTGGATATCACACCAGAGCGATTAGCTTCATCAATCTCTCCCATTTGAGGGGCCAAAGACATAGGCTCATGTGCTGTTAATACACTGAAGGATACATCCTCAGCCCAAGCAAATACGCTCACAGTAACCCGATCGCTTGCTCCATTTGCATGCTTCAAATCATTGATTGAACGGATTGTCAATGATCCTAGTTCGTTCCAATCAGTATCTGGAATATCTAAATAATTTGCATACCAAAACATCGGTAAAATCATTTCTCCACCACTAGAGGTAGTGGGATCCAGATAAACATGTGGACGTTGCGATTCTTGAACTAAATCTTGCGCTATGAGCGCACGACTAGTAGATAAAGAATCCAAGATATCGTAAGGCAAATAAGAAGCAATAGCTCTCCCATATAGAAAACCATTTCCATTTATAACAAGTTTTACATGAAGTTTGGCTTTCAATAATTTGTAGTTTACTAGCCGATTAATAACACGGGGATTTTCAAAATATAAAGTCCAAGGATCTATACTAGAAAACAAAGATGTTCCCGTGCCCCACTCCACCTCATGAATTTTGAGGGGTCGACTAAAGAAATTGTCAAGTGTTGCATCATTAGTATCTTGCAACGATCTCGTAGGATCCATTTCACCACCAGCATTATATACATAAGGTTGCATTTGGTCTGAAAAATCGACATTTTCTTGAGCAGTAAAGGTCCCTTTGGTTTGAATCGAAGCTTCAGCTACGACTCCCATTTGGGGCCTAAATAACATCTTTTCACAACATAAATTTACAAATAAATAATCAAAATTGTTACTGAGTCAATATAAACAATATCTACAGTTGACTCAAACTGTAGAACGGTGCGGTGATTTTGTAGTGGCTAACTACTCCCCTAAATAGGGGTATGGCCGAGCACCATACCAATATGTACA